AGGGTGCTGCTACAATGACCGTCAGGACAGTTAGGCTTGACTCACGCGTGTTCCTTGCTGGGGAGAGAATAGGAGCTATCAAGATTGATGTGGAAGGGCATGAGGCTGCTGTGCTGCGCGGTGCTGCTGATATGATAGCTAAGCACAAGCCATTCATTCTTATTGAAACGCTGGACAATGATAAGAGGAAAGAAGAAGTCAAGGCTGCTCTTCCAGGATACACTGTCAAAGCGTTCCTAGACAAGCGCAACCTATTCATGGTGCCAACCTGATGCGCATCCTATTCTTATCAGACTTTGACTGGTCACCTCCCGAGCGTGGTGGACGTGTGACGATTGCCTTCAAAAAAGGGCAGGTTATCTTCGCCCGCAAGACTTGTGCGGTGGAAGCCATTGCAGCGGGTGCTGCTGAACTATTAACCAAAGGAGTAGACTACCATGGCAATCAATGCTGAACTGCGCGTTAAGTTATCAGCTGTTCAAACCCAATCAGGCGATCTTGGCAATCCTGAATTCCGGCCATTGCTTGAATACCTGACTCAGTTCACTTCTGGAAGTGGGGCTGATCAGATCGAAACCATGTGGACGGATGAGAGGACTATCAATGCGTCTTCCTCTGAGAACCTCGATCTTGCTGGTGTTCTTTCTGATGCCTTTGGGACAGTCCTTACTCTTGCTGAGATTGTCGCCATCGTCATCGAGGCGGATGAAGACAATGTCAACGATGTTGTTGTTGGCAATCATGCTACTGCTGCTGTGGTGTTCCTTGGAGCGGCAGCTCATACGATTTCAATCAAGCCAGGCGGCATCTTTGCCCTTGCTGGACCGAATGCGGCTGGTATTGCTACGGTAACACCCACCACTGCTGATATGCTGAAGGTGGCGAATTCCGGCGCTGGCACTCCGGTGACATACAAGATTGCAATCCTTGCGCGGATTTAATCATGTCTGCTGGCGATCTTCGCAAGCGCTTCACATTCTCCTCCCGCATATCAGTTGATGATGGGTTGGGGAATATGCAAGGTGGGTGGGCTACACAATTCACTGTGTGGGCTCAACGCATAGACTTGCGTGGTGGGGAGAGTGTTATGGCGGCACGGTTGGAAGGCCGTGCCCCAACTATCCTCATTGTTAGATCAACAGCTCAAACAAGAACCATCACAACGGATTGGCAAGCCATTGATGACACCACCGGCGACACTTACAATGTCAGGTCTGTTTCAATGAGGCAGCAGAATGATTATCTTGATATCCTTGCTGAGAAGGGAGTGAGTGTGTGATGGCTAGGGTTTACCTCAAAGGCATGCCCCAGCTTAAGGCAAAGCTGATAAAGCTGAGGACAGGCACCTTAGCATCCGTCAAGCCAGCAATGGAAAAGGCTGCTAGCGATCTTGTGGATATGATGAAGAGGCACGTCCCAACAAAGTCCGGAAGGCTTAAGGATAGCATTGGATGGACTTGGGGCAATCGTCCTAAATATTCTACAGCCATTGCCTCTCAAAATATTGGTGACGCAACATTGACCATCTTCGCCGGCAATACCAATGTTCGATATGCGAGGACTGTTGAATTCGGAACGGCACCTCATATTGCTGGAGGGAAGTTTGCTGGCGCTCAACATCCCGGTACTGCCAAGCAGCCATTCTTCTTCACGAGCTACCGCGCAAGCAAGAAGTCAATCAAGGCAGCTTTGAGGAAGGCTATTCTGGCTGCTGTAAGGAAGGCAGTGTCATGAGCGAGGTAACAGTTGAACTTCAGCGTGCTATCTATCAGGCACTGATTGGCTCGCCTGCACTCGCTGCTGCGATGGGTGGTTCTGTAAGGGCATACGATAGGGTGCCGCCAGTGCCTGTGTTTCCATATATCACAATATCTGATTCTCAAACACTGGATGCTGGAGACACATGCGAGCCAGACCGCTTTGAAGTCTTTGTTGATCTTCATGTATGGTCAAGGGCTGTTGGCATGATAGAAGCAAAAACTATTTCCGGCATTGTGCGTGGGATCATCCTCTCCATGGTGGCGGTAAACTTCTGGTTGCTGAGTGCCGTTGAATTTCAAACAATGCGGCATATGCCAGACCCAGACGGATTGACAACGCATAGTGTGCTGACATTCCGCTTCCTGCTTGATCCGACCTAACCACAAAGGAGACTTAAGATGGCTGCTGTAAAAACCTTGGCAGGTGAAAAACTGCTTATCCAAATTGAAGACCCAGCTGTGCCGGGTGTCTTTGTTCATGACTGCCTGATCAATTCTGATCGTGGCATTTCAATGTCTGCTGACGTCACTGACATCATGACTCCTGATTGTGATGATCCGACACTGCCTGCTTGGAAGGAAATATTCAAGGATGGGCTGCAGATCAGTATCTCTGGCAGTGGTGTCTTGCACACAACGTCTGTGGAGACATGGTTCAACTGGATGAATGTAGACACAATCAAGAATGTCCGCATCAAGCTCGATGTCAGTCAAGCTCTTGGTGGTGGATATATCTCTGGAGCATTCAAGCTCACATCCTTCAATATCACCGGAACGCGCAAGAACAACTCCACTGCTGAGGTGACGTTGCTGAGCCACGGTGCCTGCACTTGGACTGACAACTGATGAGCCATGGCCTGATTACTCGTGAATGGGCAGATGGTTCTTATAGCTTCCGCCTAGCCTATGGGCAGTGGCTCGATCTCCAGGAAGCTGTAGGGTGTGGACCTCTGGAGCTTTATGTCCGGATTCTTCAGCGCCAATGGAAAGTCCAGCAAATCCGTGAGATTATACGGATTGGATTGCTGGGTGGTGGTACTGATCCGTCAAATGCATTGCGCCTAGTTCGGCGCTATGTAGAGGAGCAGCCAATCTTGGAGAGTGTACCATTAGCTCTGGAGATTGTTTCAGCATCCCTAACCATGCCCCAAGGAGAACAAGACTTGGGGGAAGATCAAGCGGTGGAGAAGAATTCACAAGGATCAGCTTCACCGCTGCCTACGGAAACGGTGCAGTGATTGGGTTCACCCCAGAGCAAGTCAACGCAATGACCTTCTGGGAATTACAATGCGCTGTTAAGGGATGGATGAAAGCTAATGGTGCTACTCCTAAGACCATGGCACCAAGTGATGAAGAGTTTGAAGCGGCGATAATGAGGCACTGATGGCCCAAGACCTTGAAAAGCTAATCCTCACGCTGAGTGCTGATCTCAAGCAGTATGAAAGAGCTTTTGCAAAAGCTCAAGGCACAACTGCATCAGCAATGCGGAGAATAGAGCGTGACACGCAAGCCTCAGCAACACGTGTGGAACGCACTATGGGAAGGCTTGGCGGCAGTATCAAAGGTCATGCTGCCCTGATTGCTACTGGCTTAGTCCTAGCATTTGGAGCCATGGCAAAGAGTGCGATCACTGATGCTGCTGCTGTTGGTGATCTGGCTGACAAGCTTGGAGTCACTAGCGACAAAATACAAGAGCTTCAGTTTGGTGCAGTTCAAGCCAACCTGAGCTTTGAGGAGCTTACCACAGGGCTTCTCAAATTCTCTAAGGCTATCGGTCAAGCCCAGAATGGTCAAGGTGATCTTCAAAAGACGCTAGAGGTCAATGGCTTTGACAAGGCAAGAATTCAAGCGATGACTTATAGTGAAGCTCTTGATGCTGTGGCGGATTTGGTCAAGAATGCAAAGGATGAACAGGACGCATTTCTAATCATCACTCAAGCCTTCGGCAGAGGCAGTGATGAATTCCTTGAATTCTTGAGGAATGGCAGCGAAGGCCTGAAGACATTTGCCAAGCAGGCTCATGAAGCCACTATGGTTATTGATGAAACACTTATCAAGGCAGGCCAGCGCTTTGATGATGGATGGTCTTTAGCGATATTGCACATCAAGAAAATGATTGGTGATTTAACTCTTAGCACCATTGTTCCTCTATACCAAATTATGTCAGATATGAAGAAAATGGCAGGAGGAGGAGGAGGGCCTTGGGTCACAACAGACAGTAATGGAATCATAAGACAGACTGACAGCCTGAAGGAGCTTCTTGGGACTGCTCAGAAAGTCAATCGTGAAGCGATGGGTGATCTTAGCGTTGTAGGGAAAAAAACAAAGATCAATGATCCAAATGAAGAGGCAACAAGGAAGGCAGCTGCTGATCAGTTTGTGCGTGATCAAAAAGCTAAGGCT